CTTGAGTACCCCACAAAAGAGTGGTTCTACTTTAAGTTCGCAGATAGTTTTGGGTGGACACCTGAGCAGGTAGATAACTTGCCAGCCGCCCAATCCGATTGGTTTCTTGCGATTGCGGATGCGATTGAACAGGTCAAGATTGAGCAGATGGAGAAGCCGTGAGCGACAACAGAAATGAAGTGTTCGCCGCTCTTAAGGCTTGGCAGAAGCGTATGGATGATGCGGGTATGAGAGCAACCCAACTTATTACCCGCGATCTATGGAGTCGCGCTCAGGCTAACGCTAGTCAAGTAAAGAATCCGCCGGTTCAATCAAACAATAAACTTCGCCACAATCCTCATATTGGACCGAGAATGGGTGAAGGTCCGAACTATGCAACCGGTAATCTTTACAGAAACATCCTCGCTAATCCTGTTCGCCGGACAGGTTTCGAAAGTTATGTAGCAAGCGTAAGTTCCAATGCTGAGTATGCGCGAGCCGTTGAAATGGGTTCGCCTCGCTGGACGAGTGGGGTTAAGTTCCCTTATATGATTCCGGCGCGTGATTACTTGATACAATCGGGCAGGGCATCTGCGTATATTAGAGACGAAGTTCGACGAGCGATGGGAGCGTAGCCGATGGCTGGCGATATTCCTAACTTAAATGTCGAAATCCTCGTACAACTCACCAACCTTACTGCCGCCGTTCAAGAGGCTACCGCTGGATTAAATAAGATCGGCGATACGGCTAAAGAACAAGAATCAAAGTTCAGTTCTCTTAAAACAACAATGCTCGGCGTATTCGCTGGTAATTTGATGACCCAAGGTCTTCAGATTCTCACCACCGGACTTCACGATGCCATCAAGGCGGTCGAAGATACGCAGGTCGCTACCGAGCAACTCTCTACCGCGATGAATAACGCGAAGCAAAATACTGCCGCTAATCGTGAAGAGGTTCAGAAAACTACCGAGAAGATGAGCGCACTCGGCTTCTCTGTTGCGGATTCTGAAACTGCCTATACAAAGTTAATTACTGCCACAGGATCGACTACCGAATCAACTAAGTTGATGGCGATGGCGGCTGATCTTGCTCGCTACAAGCACGAATCCCTAGCAGATGCCGCCGCTACCCTCGAAAAGGGAACGCTAGGTAATGCTAAGGCGTTCAAGGAATTCGGTATCACTCTCGATACAACTCTCCCTAAGAATCAGGCTATCGCTAAGGCGATGGATGAGTTAAATGCTAAGATCGGTGGGCAAGCCGTTGGTTATACCCACACATTCGCTGGCGAGATGGAAGTATTAAAGGCCAAGTTCGATGATGTAGCCGTCAAAATCGGGGCGGTCGTTATGCCTATCCTGACAAAGTTGATGGAAGTTATTATGAACGTGATCGTGCCGGCGATCGAGTTCCTGTATAACAACACAATCGGCGCGTGGCTGAAGGCATTGATCGACCTATGGAATACCCACGAAGGCTTGCGAAAGGTCGTTGTAGCCGCCATACAGGGCATTATTGAGGCATTTGGCTACCTGCTCGGAGCGATCGCTAAGGTTGTCGATACCGTTGCAAGGATTCCCGTTCTCGGTGCGCCGTTTAAGGCGATGGGCAAAGGAATTGACGAAGCCGCTCTCTCCGTAGGTAAGTTCGGAGCAAGCCTCGATAGCCTTGCTAACAAAAAGATTACACTCCCAACTCTCTGTGGCGCACTTGCTAGTTCCGGTGGCACATCCGCAGGTGGAGATACTGGAGTCGGTGGGGGATTAGGTGCCGCTGGTAATGTATTAAAGTCAGCCGCTACCGCCGCTAAAGCGCACGAAGCCTTGGTTAAGAGCAACCTAGATACTCTTACAAAACTCAACGACCAATACGCCGCTGATCTCGTTACTCGTCAAGATCAAATGGATTCTGCCTTAGCAACTCGTCGTGATGCTGAGGCAAAAGCATTACAAACTTTTAACAATACAAAAGATGATCTTAATCGTAAGCACGATGAAGCCTATGCCTCAGCCCAGCAAGCCTATGATCAGGCATCAGCCGCCGCAGAGAAAACTCATACAGATGCAATAGCGCAAATCGATGCTGACTTTGCCGCTAAAAAGGCTGATCTACTAACGCAACATAACGATAACCTTCTTGCTATTCAGAATCAGTATGCAGATCAGGCAGTTAATTTAGAAAAGCAAGCGGCTGATAAACGCCAAGCAATCATTCAATCTTCTATCGACTTGATGACCGGAGCGTTCGCCAACGCCACAAAGGTCGATATTGGATCTCTCTTTAACACAGGCGCTACCGCTAGTGATCTTAAAGCCGCTCTCCAAGATCAATTAGATGCCGTCGTTAAATTACAGAAGGATGCCGGACTCCTTGCGGCTCAAGGGTATTCGCAAACTTTCATAGATCAAGTTCTCGCCAAAGGTCCGGAAGTTGGCGATCAAATGTCACAGGCAATTCTCAATGCAACTCCGGAAACTGCCGCTCAAATTAAATCCCTTTATGGTCAAATCCAAAATGTATCCGATAACGGTTTAAACGATCTCGCAAAGCAAATGAATAGCGGAACAACTCTCGCTACTCAGCAAATGATGGATCAATATAAGCAAGTCGGTGTTGATCTTTCTAACCTACTGGCAGATAATTCATCAAAACTTGCAGATGCAGTAGCAAAAGAAAATGGCATTTACGATAAAAACCTAGATGCCGCTACCGATTCTTACAACAAAGCAGTAGCCGCCGCTGATAAAACTTTGACAGATGCACTCGCTTCTGAAAAACAAAGATTTAATGATGCACAAGCCGCCGCAGATCAAAATCTCAAAGATGGAATGGATACCGCTCAGCGCGCATTAGATGATGCAAATGCCGCATCTATGCAAGCCTATAACGATCAAATCAACGCCATCTCTGCCGCGATGGATGACAAACTTACAAAACTACAAGGTCAGATTCAGACCACTCTTGCACAACTTGCCACTCTAGGAGTAGCGGCTCAACAATCTAACGCTTACTCGGCACTTCCGGGCAGTAATGCTGGAAACTTGGGCAACGCAAATGCAAGTGCTTCCGATATTGCATCAATGAACGCTTACGCACTTGCTCACGGATTACCTCTTATAGGAACTGCGCCACAGGTCGGTCTTACTGATAGACAAACCGAGCGCAATCTCACAATTAACAACAGTATTTATACGACCGATCCATCTCTCCCTAGCGTTACTGCGGGTACACTTGCTGCAATCACGCTAGGGCAAACTCAGGGAGTGACTTCGGTTTCTCCAATGCAATCAACATCTAGAGGGGCGGTAGCAATTTAATGGCTACTTTAACTTCGCTCAATTCCTATGGTTTCGCGTGGAATGGATTCGCCTTCGGTGGTGCTGGATCTCCTTATCAGATTGTTACGGCGGATGGCATTGAGGGCTTGCCTACAATCCGTAATCAGGATGATACTCAAGGTTTCAACGATGGAATGTTTTCAGGTCGTGATTTTCTAGGCGGAAGATCGATTGTACTTACAATCCTTACTCTTTCTAGCAATACAACTGCCACGATTACCGGCGCTACTGCTACTGGAACCGGCGTGATTACCTATACAACCTCGGCTTATCACAACTTCGTTACTGGGCAGATTGTTACTGTTACTGGCGTTTTATCTAGCGGAAATCCTTCGGGTACGGCTGGTACTGGGTTTAATCAAACTTCTCAGACTCTTACAGTCGTGGACAATACTCACTTCACCGTTCCTGTTACTTTAACCGATACCTATACTTCCGGCGGGTCTGCAAACTCGGTTATGAACGCACAGGCAAACTACAACTTGTTGAAAAGTAATTTATTACCAACTCCTTCATACACACCTTTTTCCACAACTAATCAGTTGCAGTTTAAGTTGCCTCAATCCTCAAATGTTCAATTTTTTAATGCTCGCGTAAGAGATTCCAAAACAGTTATTACCCCTGATTTCACCTACGGATACATTACAAGCCAATGGACTTTCTTCGCACCTGATCCTCGTTTCTATGACAATACCCAGCAATCAACCTCTTTAATTGGCACGAACTATCTAGGCCGCCTTTACAATCGCGTTTACCCTTTGACTTACGGCGGTGGAGCGGCTGGAACAACAATCACCAACGCTGGGTGGGCTAATACCTATCCGGTCATCACCATTACTGGACCGGTCACAAACCCTGTCGTGGGTAATAGCACTCAGGGCAATTACATTACAATTCAGGGTACTTATGCCAATACGGATACGATCGTGGTTGATCTAGGGCAACGCCTCGTTACCCTTAATGGCTCTACTGCTCGAAATCTAGTTGCGGGCGGATCAAACTGGTTCTATGCTCAGCCGGGTGCGAATCAATTTTACCTTGCTGGAACAGGTACACTTGCAGGTACGACTTCCGCAACAGTTACTTGGTACAACAGTTATATCTAAGGGGACAAGATGGCATTAAGAACACCTCCAAGTTGGTTACAAAATGGATCTCACCCTGCGGAAAATGATCGTTTAACCACTCAGGCTATATGGAAAACAAGCGGAATTGTAAACGCAACCGATTTACAGATTACACAAAATGGCGGCGGAAATATGTCCGTAAATGTGTCGTCAGGGTGGGCGGCAATCGTTGGTACTACCCAGTCAAATATGGGTACTTATATGGCATACAACGATGCCTCAACTAACCTTACCGTTTCTACTGCAAGCGGTTCAAACCCTCGAATTGATCTTGTCGTTGTTACAGTTAATGATGCTTATTACACAGGAACGCTAAACAATGTGTCGTTCCAAGTAATTGCTGGAACACCTGCCGCATCTCCAACTGTTCCTGCTACCCCTGCAAACTCTTTAGCATTAGGTCAAATTGCAGTCGGCACTAGCGTAACTTCTATTCTTACTGCAAACATTACTAACTACGGAACTCTTGCCACTTCCCCTTTCGTTAGCCCTAACGGAACACAAACTCTAACTAACAAAACTTTAGTTTATTCTGTAAACAATCAAACCGGAACTACTTATACACCAGTTCTTTTAGATGGCGCTTCCGTTATTACTCTGAACAACGCATCTGCTATTTCGGTGACTATCCCAACTAACGCATCTGTGGCTTATCCCGTAGGAGCACAACTTAACTTTGCTTGGATTACTGGCGCGGGTCAGCCTACAATTTCTGCCGTAACGCCCGGAACCACAACTATTATTTCAACAGGTGCTACTTCTACCGCCCCTAAACTTCGTGCAGTCAACACGATGGCCACCGCAGTTAAAATTGCCACAGACACTTGGCTAGTTTCGGGCGACATTGTCTAATGCCAATCATTCCGGGAGTTATCGCCTCATCTAAGGTCGCTCACCTTCAACCCAACGCGCCCACTATTGGTACCGCTACGGATGTGGGCACTTCACGCCCATATAACAATGGCGCGGCTACTGTAACTTTTACGCCTAATGGACCAACTGCAACTTCATTTACTGTCACATCAAGTCCGGGCGGTTTTACTGGAACTGGATCTTCATCTCCAATTACTGTTACAGGCTTGCAATCTTCAACCTCTTATACCTTTACAGTAACAGGAACAAATGCCGCTGGAACTGGTTCGGCATCTGCCGCATCTAATTCCATTACTGCCACAACTGTTCCACAAGCACCGACCATTGGTACTGCTACCGCTGGAAATACAAACGCAACTGTTGCCTATACTGCCGGAGCGACCGGCGGACAAACAGTTAGCGTATATACGGCAACATCTTCTCCGGGGTCGTTTACAGGAACAGGTGCAAGCCCTATTACTGTTTCGGGCTTGTCTAACGGTACGGCTTATACATTTACAGTTACGGCAACAAATGTAAATGGTACTTCTACGGCATCTTCGGCTTCTAACTCGGTAACTCCATCACTTCCTAAAACTTCATCTGTCACTTATCTTGTTGTTGCCGGTGGTGGATCTGGTGGTGGGAACTACGGCGGTGGTGGTGGAGCGGGTGGATATTCCACTTCAACACTTGCTGTTTCGGCAGGAAATACTTACACAGTAACAGTAGGTGGTGGTGGTAGTGGTGGTTCCAACGGAAGCCCTTCTGTTTTCTCTACTGTAACTATCAACGGTGGTGGTATCGGTGGCAGTATGGCTAACGGTGGCGGTAACGCACCTTCTGGTGGTGGATCAGGTGGTGGATCATCTTCAACCGCTGCTGCGGGTACTGGAAGCACTTACGGTAACGCTGGCGGTAAGCAAGTTGGTGGTTCTGGCAGTGGAGGCGGTGGCGGTGCTGGTAGTGCTGGCGGCAACAGTACCTCTAGTGGAGTTGGCGGTACTGGTGGTTCCGGATCTACATTTAGCGTAACTGGCGTTGCGTATGCAGGTGGTGGTGGTGGTTACGGTGGTACCACAGAAGGCTCTGGTCAAGCAGGTGGTGGAAATGGAAGCACTAGTTCAGCGGGTTCGGCTGGTACTGCCAATACTGGTGGTGGCGGTGGTGGTAATCTTTCAAGCACGGCCTCAAGTGGCGGTTCGGGTATCGTTATTGTCGCTTACGCAAATACTTATGCCGACGCTTCTTCTACAACTGGGTCTCCAACACTCACTAACTCAGGTGGCAACAAGATTTATACATTTACAGGAAGCGGGAGCATTACAATCTAATGGCACATTTCGCTGAACTAGATGACACAAGTAAAGTGCTTCGCGTAATCGTTGTGAATAACGAAGTGCTAAATAACGCCGAAGGATTAGACGGCGAAGCCACAGGTATTGCTTTTTGTCAATCTCTTTATGGTGAAAATACAATGTGGAGACAAACTTCATATAACGCTAATTTTAGAGAAAACTTTGCTGGCATAGGATTTCTTTACGACCCAATTCGTGACGGCTTCTTTTCTCCTCTTTGATCTATGAATGAGAAAGAAGATTACTACCTTTTTAACTTCGGTCGAAACGGCAGATTACCTTGGATAATAACTTTAACGGACGAAGATAGGGTCATACGCTTGAAAACTTGGACGGCAAGTGCTTTCGAGATTAATACCCCTAGCAAGTCTTTTGTCGGGCAGTATCACTTTATTATCTGCAAGGGTGTTTTATCGTGGGATGGCACCAAAGCCATCATAAATCCTGCGGTAGAGTAATCCTATGGCTACAACTTACTATCGATATTTATTCGCTGATGTTCTAACTAATCAGATCATCGCCGAATTGCCAATTACTAATGTTAATTTTACTCAACAACTTAACGCGGCTGGAACTTTTACCGGTGATCTTTTACTTTCGGGAGTTGATAGCGCAAGGCTAAATGTTCTCGCTTCTACAATTCCGGGGCGTTGCGCCGTATATGTTGATCGTTCGGGCATTTTGGTATGGGGCGGAATTGTATGGGCTAGAGAGTATGACTCAGCCAATCAACATTTGAAAATTACCGCTAGAGAGTTCGAGTCATATTTTGAGCGTAGAAGAATTACAACGACTCAGGCTTACTCTAATGTTGATCAACTAACTATTGCTCAACAGTTGATCCAAAATGCTCAAGCCGTTCCTTATGGAAATATCGGAGTTATCATTCCGTCTAATACTTCCGGTGTGGTCGTTTCTCAAACTTACTACTCTTACGAATTTAAGACTTATTTCAATGCGCTATTGGATCTTGCTAAAAATAACAACGGATTCGACTTCAATATAAAAGTTGCTTACGATGGCGATGGAAACCCTACAAAGACACTCCAACTTGGTTATCCACGACTAGGCAACACTTATTCTGCTCTTTCAGCAAGCGTTCCAACCTTTATCCTGCCGGCTGGAAATATCGTGCAATACAACTACAAAGAGGATGGCACTAAGGCCGTCAATACTGTTTACGCGACCGGCGCTGGATCTAACGAAGGCAAGCTGATCGCTACTGGTATCGACTCAACAAAAACTGCTTCGGGTTGGCCACTACTAGAGGATTCATCTAACTATTCCAACATTACGGATTCAACATTTCTTTCAGGATTGGCAAATGGTCAAGTGTTAGCCGCCTCTTACCCACCTCAAACTTTGCAGATTGTGGCTCCGCCTTATGCTGATCCTGTATTCGGTACATATAGCCTTGGAGATCAGGCTCGCATAGTTGTAACAGATCCGTTCTACCCTAACGAATTCGATGGCAATTATCGTATTATTGGGCTGAATGTAAGTCCGGGTGAAAATACCGCAGAGCGCGTAACCTTAACCCTTACAACAACATCGAATTGAGGATCTAATGCCTTATGTAAATCAGCCACCTGCGTTGCGTGATCTCTTTCAGAATCTCGATGCTCGTATTAACAAATTAGAAACCGCTGGTCGTTTTACTGTTCCAATAGTTACAACTGATCCGACTAACTATCGCAACGGAGATATGTGGTACAACTCAACAACTAGTACTCTGAAATTCGTAAACTCCGCTGGTACAATTAAATCCATTACCCTCGTATAACCCCATAACCCGAAAGGGCGCAAATGTTATTCTGGAACAATGCCAGCACCGTATCTAATGCAATATGGGCGGCACTAGAAAGCCTCGTAATCATAGGAGCACCTATTTTTTGGCTCAATCGTGTGTTCAGAAAAATGGATAAGCGTTTATCTCGTATCGAGTATCAACTCTACGAGAATGGTGGGGGATCTATGAAGGATCAACTTAATCGCCAGGATGATGCTCTCCACACTTTGCAGATCACTCAGGCAGTTATTAAAGCCAAACTAGATTTAGACTAATGGATGCGCACGATCAGGCGGTTAGCAATAACTATGTGGTGCATTATCCGCCGCACGAACCGCGAGAGAAAGATCCCCACTATCGGGATTTTAATGCGTACCGCAACGCCACGAAGGAAACCGCCAAGTGTGCGATAGGGGATCATCGCTCTGACTTCTCAGACTGCGCCGGCGGGTTGGAATTGCACCACGCTCATATTGAGTTCAGCCTGCAAAATGGAGTCGATCTAAAATGGCTCGAAGTTGATTACCCCGGAGTAAGCGACCCCGATGAAGTGGGGAAGTGGGTAGAATCAGGAGCGAATCTTTTATGGCTCTGCGAAAAACACCATAGGGGAGTCGGCGGAATCCACCACGCTTCGGCTAGTGATTTCGAAGCAGAAAAATATGTTCGCAACCTAATAGGAAAGAGAGAAAAAGATGGCAAAGTTCAACCTGAAAGTAACGAGTAAAGAGAAGGCACTCCTAGAGCATTACGCATACGGAATCGTTGCCGCTGGATATGCCGCTTATCAGATCAGTCCTCACGATGCGGTTAAGAAGATCGCTATTGAGGCTCTCGTAGGCGGATTGCTTGCTCCTATCTTGGCGCGTGTTAATCCTAAGTCGCTCGTCAATACCATCGTGGCTGATACTGGCGCACCTGCTCCGGTCGTGACTGCGGTAGTCGATGCGGCTCTAGCAGATGCAAATAAGGTCGTAAAGGCCGAAGAAACTAAGTAGTAAAATTAGATAGCCTCGATCTCAAGGGGTCGGGGCTATTTTTATTTAGGGGGAGAGATGAATCGCAAGGCTGACTTTCTGCATATCGCCTTTATCTTGTCCACCTTTCTGATTCTCTTTAAGGTCGTTCATCGTGGCTAATGCGTTAGATATCGTTACAACTGCTCAGAAGCAGGTCGGGTTCGTAGAGGGCGAAAATAACGACTCACCTTATGGTCTGTGGTACGGAATGAATCACGAGCCGTATTGTGCGATGTTCGTTTCGTGGGTATTCGCGCAAAATGATCTCTCCCATCTCGTTGCCGCACAGACTCCTAAAGGCTTCGCATATTGCCCAACAGGGCTGGCTTGGTTCCAGCAGAAGAAAGCCGTAGTCGATAAATACGCAGGTCAGCCGGGGGATCTAGTTTTCTATTCGTTTAGCGGAAATGGAATCGCTGATCACGTTGAGATTCTTGTCGCGGCTTCGCGGGATGGCATTACAACGATCGGCGGAAATACCTCGCCGGATCACGCTCTTTCGGCTTCTCAAGCCAATGGGGGTGGGGTTTATCTCCGCCATCGCCCCTATCTTTATGTCTTGGCAATAGTCCGCCCTGAGTATGAAACTCCGTTCAAGCCAACATCTTCTATTGGAACAAACAAGCCGCTTGCCATCGGAACCGCCGCTACGACAGTTTTAGGGGCTGGCGGAATGGCTATCCATCAAAGCACTACGACCGCGCCAACTAAATCGCTCACAACCGCCTCTGCGCCCGCTTGGAAGGCATCGGATCTCTTAGTGGGAAAAAAAACTCCCGCCGAGTTGATAGTGGAGAAGGCTCTCTATAACGCTGGCTTGATCCCTGCCGTAAATCAGAATTCGACTTTTACCAAGGCTCACCTTGATGCCGTGAAGTTATATCAAAAAAAGGTAGGGCTTCCGGTTACTGGGATCATTGACCAAGTGACCTATACCCTGCTCGTAAAGGGGATCCAATGATTCGAGTACCGATGACCAACCCGAAGGCGATAATGCTGGGCGGGACAGGATTTATGGCGGCGTGGGCGGCTAGTGGCTATTCGACCGATTCCAAGCACTTGATCCTTGCCGTAGCCTCAGGACTTACTGGCAGTTCTGTGCCACACAACCCAACATCAAGCCCAAATGTTTTACCGGAATCGCACATCGTAACTCCGTATGTGAACAACATTCAGGGTTAAGTGGTGTAGGTTTTACCCAATGCCAACCGGCAGGACAATTACATAGTTTCACCCTGTAACCCTAGAGTGCTATCTAGTTACAAGAACGAGCCGCCTCGGATAACCCTAAAAATTATCTGCCGCGGCTCTTTTCTTTTCTGTTCGCTTCTCAGAAGATTTCTCGGTACGCTTCTCACAAGGAGGCAAAAATGGCACTAGCCGAGTCAATCGAAAAACATACATTTAAGTCCGAATCTAAATGCACTCTCGCAATCATCATCGAAATGCTTGATGAGAAAGATCGCAAGGATCTACTGGCGCACATTCTAAAAGGCACCCCAACTTCAACTCTTACTGCCGCACTTCGCTCTGAGGGTTATCAAATAGCAGAAGCAACTTTCTCTAATCACAGAAATGGAAAGTGCAAATGCCCCGTAATCGAGTAGAGGAAATCCTCGAAGAACGCTTAGATGAATACGGCGATGCGTTTATTGAGTTCACCGCTATTGGTCGCGTGTGGGCTGGATTCCTTAAACTTGAGGATGATATTCCTGCATATCAGGTCGCGCTAATGATGGATGCGCTTAAATCTGTTCGGCTTTTCTATAACCCTTACAAAGATGATTCGTGGCTCGATAAAGAGGGTTACACGAAACACGGCAAAGATATTATGGGCATCGAATGAGCCTTAGCAAACGCCTTAATGAAATCCCCGAACCGGAGTCACAAGATGTTGTCGAACTTCGTAAGGCACTTCTCCGTTCTCAAAAGACGATTGCTGATCTCAAGCGAAACAAAGAAGATTTCACACAAGCAGTAGTTAATGCCGCTCACGATGCGATGTTATCCGCTGGACCAATGCCAGCCGTACCTGCTCCTAAAAAAGATCCGCGTAATAAGCGTGGAGAGGTTGCACTATTGCACTCTACGGATTGGCAGTTAGGCAAGCACACCCTTACTTACAACACCAAAGAGTGTGAACGCTTAGTCAAGCAATCTGTTGAGAAAACAATTCGGATCGCTAATATCCAAAGAGCAGATCACCCTGTAAAAGAGATCGTGTTAATGCTCGGCGGAGATATTGTAGAAAATACAACAATCTTTCCGGCTCAAGTTTACGAAGTCGATTCAGATGTAATGACTCAGTTCGTTGAGGCTTCTCGCATTCTCATAGATGTAGTTCGTATCCTTCTCGCTAACTTTGAGAAAGTCACAGTTATATGCGAGCCGGGCAATCACGGGCGTATTGGAAAGTTCGGTGAACTTCCAAAAGACATTAACTGGGACAAACTTACTTATATGTTCGCAGGTCAAGCATTAAAAGATGAGAAGCGTTTAACTTGGCAAATGACTAAAGAGGATATTCAGAGGGTGACCATTGGAAACTACAAAGCGTTACTTATTCACGGAGATGAAATCCGATGGGGTACGGCCTCAACTATCGTCAGATTCGCTGACCGCTGGAAATCGGGTGCGTATAAGTTCTTCGATGAAGTTGATTCACTCACCAAAGGCTTCGACTTTCGAGATCTCTATATCGGTCACTATCACCAGCACCAGTCTTGGAATATGGCCAACGGAGAAGGCTCCGTCTTTATGTCCGGTGCGGTAGAAACCGGTAACAGATACGCGCGTGATCTCCTTGCCAGTAATGGTGAACCTTCACAACGACTTCACTTCGTAGATCCCGAAAAGGGTCGAGTCACCTCCGAATACAGATTATGGTTGGACTAAGTGACTACGATCGTTGCCGTACAAAAAGAAAATGGAGTCGAGTTCGGGGCTGACTCCTTGGTTACGGCTGGACGAAAATACAACCACCCTCGGATGGTCAAGATTTCTAAAAGGGGTCAGTTCATCATCGCCGGTAGTGGGTTATCGAGTTACTGCGATGTGGCTCAACATATATGGACTCCGCCGAAGCCGACTGTTGAGGATCGTAAGGATCTTTATCATTTCATAATTGCCAAGGTAATCCCTTCCCTGAAACGGGCGTTTAAGGACAACGATCTCAAACTGGATTCCGAAAAAGATGATGAGCCTAGATTCGCCTTTTTGATTGCGGTCTGCGGAGAAGTTTTCGATATTGCAGACGATTTTGCGGTCAGTTTAAGTTCGTCAGGATTCTATGGGGTCGGAAGCGGTTCCAGCCTTGCCATAGGCGCGTTAGAGGCCGGGGCTAGTATTAGTGAGTCTTTAGAGATAGCAGGGCGGCACGACCCATATACGGCGGCTCCCTTTTTATACATAGAGCAGAAAAAAGTCTAATCCTCGATTTCGCGGTCTTCATCTAGGTCAAAGAAACTAACCTGAGCAATATCGAGATCCTGATTCTTAGCCGCCATCAAGCCTGTCACGAATAACTGACTAGCCCGATTCACAATATCGTCAATCTGATCGGGGTACTTCGGCTCAGCCTCGACCATTACGGCAAGGCTCCATAGGCTTATCTGAACTCGGATCATAGGTCAATCCTCGCACAAGACTCGCCCAAAATCTTTTTTAATAGATTATGGACTTTCGGGAATCTTCGTTATAGATTATGCCTATCAGATCCGAGAGAACGGATCCCAACAGAAAGGCTAGAAAATGTTTACATTTAATGGATATAACTATCGTGAAGGTTACGAAGCCTATTCAGCGGATTTAATTGAACGCCGTCGCGTTGCAATTTCTAAAGGTATTCGCGGAGTAACCATAGATCCTCAATGGTGTGAGGCTTGTAAATATGTTGCAGATGGCGATCATCATTGTTTTTGGGTCGAGTCTTACAAAGTAGGTGCATAAAAATGATTAGAGAATATGCGTTCACAGATGCTGACTTGATTGCATCATTTAGCGACTCTCAGATTGCTCGCCGTCAATACGAAGTTTTCTTT